ATTTTATTATCATTCATATTTACAAACAATGAAATAATGGGTGTCTAAGTGAGACACCAAATTTTAGCCAGATCCAAATTGGAAGGGTGTACAGTAATTCGCATCACGGATGTGAGCCAGTTGGCATCTTCGTGTGGAAAGTCCTCTTCTTCCGTTTCGTAAATTGATTTCATGTAACGGTACAATGAAACCAAGGAGTGGTGTTGCAGAGCGGAGTCGATAAGTAACCCCTTCATGCGTGTTAGCGACAGTGACGGCCGGGTGATTGGCTGTTCCGTAAAGACGGCGAGTCGAAGCAGTTTTGCTAGTTCGCGATCGACGGTGAGCCCCCTTGCCACGTGTCCGAGAAATTCAAGTTGTTGTGGATTGTTGGCGACTATGGTATCTTCAGGCTTCAGTTTCATGCCAAGTCTTGCATAAGCAGATTCCATATCCGTGAGGAAATTGGGATAGCGAAGCAGCGTGTTGGCTGGAATTCCAAAGATAGAGTCGTCTCCAAGCACTGATGTCTTGAAATGTTCTCCAAATGCGCATAATTGCGCGTAAGTTGTAGCGATGTGATTACAGATGCTGTCAACGAGTTGCGTGTAGTAGCTTCCCGATGGTACTCCTGTATTCACAGACCACATACGTCCATCTGGCATAACAACAGGTTTCGTTTTAAAGTAGACTTTCGAGTATTCGAAAGCTTTCTTCGACTGGTTGTCAGGAAACAGAAGGTTTGATTCTAAGATGGTAAAAGCATCGTCGATTAACCATGGCCTTACTGAACTGTCAAAGTTCTTGAGGTCGGTTCCGATTCCCACGTATTTGTTGTCGGCAGTGCCCAATACTTGGTCAATTATAACTGGTAGATTATGGTACATTTGAATACCGATGATCATTGGGTGTCCTCGATTCGCGTAAGCGTTAATGAGAGGAGCAGCGCTCATACCTTCGAGTAGAAGGTTGTGAAATGCGGATCCCCAAACGTGTCGAATTTTCGGATTTTCCAGAAGTCCAAGTTGGGTTCGTGTCCATGCAAGATACGGCGTAAAACGGAACGTACTTGCGTTTCCTTCAGACTCCATCCAAGCATTCAAGCTGTAGACGGCGCGTCCTATTGCGATATTTTGATTATCGTTATCGCCTTTCTTTCCGTGATATCCATATCCGGCAGAAGAAGAAGGAATAAATGGTATTTGTGCGAGTTGATCCCATCCAAAAGATGAAATCGGATTGTCGAGTCGAAACGCTTGAGTCGTGATTTTGACGGCTTCGGCGTATAGTCGGTCGGACGGCCTTGATAGATGAGGAACACCAAAGTTCCACAAGTTTTGATAATGGCCAGCAAGAGTATAGAAACTCCTGGTATATCCAACGAAACTCTTGAGAAGTTCATCACCCCAAATGTCGGACATCGCTTGATACACAAACGGGTCGATAAGTTGAGGATCGCGTGAAATTCTGTGCGGAGCAACACGAGTGATGTAACGGATGGAACCGAAACATTCGGGTTGGTCCATAGTAGAGCGCAAACACTGATTATGAGACATAAATTCTTTGTTTTTATCTGTAAGTAGAAGAAATGAAAACTGCTAAAACGTAAAGTTTAGCAAACATTAGTTAATAAAATGCAGGCTGTACA